TTAACAAATGTCAAGAACCTTTTTCACTATTTTTCAAAATTTCTTTAACTGCTTTCCAGATATCATCTATCCTACTTGTCAAGTCATCTCTGACGGTATGTAAATCATCAATGGTAACAACTGCATCATCTCTATCTGTTATTCTAACTATTTCGATATTTTCTATTTTCTTTTCTACTTGTTCTAGACGGATATCTAAGTCGTATAACTTACGATTCAAGTCATCTAAAATCTTTTTGAAGAAGGCACGATTAGTTTGGTTGGCTAGTGTTTCCATAGATTTATATTCCATCGGCATATTCCATAAGTTAATTGGATATTATTTATTAATTACATCGATTTTTACCAGTTTAATTGAATACTAGTTACAATTATGTTATCCATACCTAGTCTTTCGTATTGAACGCCTACCATTTTCCATTTTGCTCCAATAGACCATCCTAATAGATTATCTGTATAGTTAAACCAAATCTCCCCATCTGGTTGATTGCTAAAATTCTTCATATACCAAACACTACCATAAAAAATCCAATAAGATACCTCCAATCCCACGGCTCCCGTATGCACGGCATCAGTATGTCTCCCACTTCCGTCTCCAGTTTGGTTGCGCCCCATGAAAGAGATAAAGGTACGTGCTGATGCTAAGGAGTGGCGAAAACCAGTATAGACGATAATATCATCCTCTCGCCTCTTATCTCCGGGATAACTGCCAGTATCACCAGTTGTGTTGGTTGTACCAAAATAAATATATCGAGTCGGAGTTACCTCAAATCCTATAGCGTATGACGGATAGGAGTTGTTGGAATCAGTGCGAGATGCAAAAACATCGGAATCTCCAAGAGTCCAATCCCCATCCACCACGGCTAACTCAAATGTTATCACATCATTTGGATGATATTTTGCTTTTACCCCCTTATCGTAGCGTCTCGATAATAATAATGGGAGAGGACCAGATAGATAATAACTAGTAGGTACAGATGAAATAGGTTCTAGTCCACTTGCTATAAATGCACCAAATGTCAATTGCAAATCATACCAGTGTACATTTATACCGGGAAGGAAATATGGTCGTGCAACATACGCATCTGAATATTTCCAATCTGTAGAATCCAAAGTTGTTTCTTTTGGAATCCAGTCAAAGTAGATATTGGTACTGCCATAGCTGATTTCAAACCTAAAATTGGCGAAGAAGTCTCCGATGGATACTTCATGACCAGCGAGACGCTTTAAGTCGCTAAATACGGTCCCCACCTCTACAATCCCGTGGGTAGTAAGGGTCTGACTAAATAAAGACTGAGTAAGAATTAGTGACATCATTATCAATGGTAACCTTGATACTCCAACAACATCAACTAGGTGTTGGGTATTTATTCAATTAGCATATTCCATAAGTTAATTGACTATTATTTCATTATCTAGATATATCATCCCCTTTACCTACTGAACTTAGAAGTGGGCAGCGAGTCGTCGAGCTGGCGTATCCGGTCTTCTCTGTATTTCTGTATTTCTGTGTTTAGCGAGTGAAGCGAGCGGGAACGTACTAGTGTTCTAAACCTAAATAACTAGAAATACTAGAAATACTAACAATCAAGGGTAGTAAGAGTAATTGTCGGCTATCACTAATATTCAACAAATTATTTTCGTTACCAGAATCAAAATAATTAGCAATCGGGCTAATCCGCTTCCAAGCTGAATTATTTCTTTTAAGGTAACTATTACTGCCTTGAATGTAGAAGACCAAATCTTCTAAATTCAGATAGGGATGTGTCTTCCCGTAGACTGAAATACCCGATCCACGATACAACGATCCAAGCAAGTAATCCTTTTGGGAGTTCAGTTGCAGGTTGTCAGGGGAGACAGCGCCTGCTCTTGTGCTTGTCTGCTTAGTATCTCGCCCTACAAGTTTATGATGCTTGTCTACTGGTTGGGCTAGGCAAAAAATATCCTTGACTTTTCCGTAGGTGGTGTCAAGATGAGAACCCATCGGGTTTTTCATATTATTCGATATAACATACTGCTTGCAGAAATGCGAGTGGTATGTTTTTTTATTTTAAAATTTTTATTGGCTAAATAAGTATGGGTGGTATACTACTGATCTAGTTGGTACCCCCATACTAGTCGAACAAAGAAAGTCGGATAGAAATATCCGGCTTTTATTATTTTCGGATGATGGAGAACCCTCTAGAGACACCGAATGTTAGTCCATCATAGGTGGCTAGTGTATCCCCTAAATATTTTGAAGTTGGGGAATACTTCCTCCAGCTCTCTAGAGAAGTATCGTGAATAACTATAATACAGCCTTTTTTAGCTAGTTCTATTTCCTTTGCTCTACATTGGTAATCGCTGTCGGAATAAATAAAGTCTGCTTCTTTTAACTCTTCCACGAGATAGCTGGAAATACATCTTAATTCTACGAATTTAGATAATTCTAAACTGCTAAGATATTTTTGGGCTAGCGTGATATATTCTTCGTTAATATCGCAGGAGATAAATTCTCCGTAATTATTTTCTTTTATCGCGTCAGCTAGCCATGCTGTTGTGAAACCTTTGTAGGTTCCAGTTTCAACTAGTAATTTTGGTTTTAACATTCTTACCAGTCCATAGAGCAGTTCACTCATTTCCAGTTCACTACTGGTTCCATCAAATTCAGTCCATTTAGGTTTTTCTAGTTTATCCATGTTATGCCTTGTTTTTTAAATTAACTAATGGAATATGCCTTTGGAATATTTTACGCTAGCCAATGGTTCTTATCGGCGGTAGAGAATCCAGTACCGAGATGGTTGTATCTCAAACACTTTACGAATCCTAGTTTCAATCCTTGTTCTCTGATATGTTGGGATAGTACCGAATCCTGTTTCATGATGGGTGCTTCAGCGAATTTCTTTATCGTTCCTTTCTTAATGAAATAAGGGCAACCGATGGAAAAATTAGTTAAATCGTTAATTTCACTAGTAGGACTATCCATTGAATTGAATTTATGTTCTTCGTTTTTACTCCAGGCTGCTACCATACCGTATTCTTCGTTATCCTCTAGTACTTCTACGCCTTTTTTAATCCAGTTCGTACCTAGAAGTAGTTGATCGTCATCGGCGACTACGTAGATATTCGATTGAGTCCATTCCTCGGCGTATTTCTTGGCTTCGATCCAGAAGTATTCTGAGGGTAAAAACATTCTTCTCCAATGGGATAAATCGGTATGTGGGAAGTAAGGACAGTTTTTGTCAACACATAAAACGATGTCTGCTTCCGGTTCCATTGCCCAGCGTTCTAAACAGGCCATGGCAAGATGGTAACGAAGTTTGTTTTGTGGGTTGTAGCGAATAAACACACTAGTCATTTCTAATTCCCTTGATTAATTTTTTTTCGATGAAGGCATTTATTATATCGTCATAGAGTCCATGAAATACCTGAGCTAGTATGATTGAGAGGCTTGCTGAATCTAAGGTTTTATCAGTAAATACTTGTCGTGCGATACAACTGCCATCTTCTGGAAATTCTTTGTTTTTTATTCTAGCTTCGACAATAAAAGCCCCCAGTCCTTTATCGTGCATCATTTTTGCTTCTATGGTTAACGGAATATTTACTGATGAGTGAAGATGATCAAGTTGCCCAATCTCTCTTTTGTCCCAGCATTCCATAATATCCTTGGAAAATTTAGTTTTGATAGCGTTAGTCATCATGTCCGCGAATTTTGGAAAATAGTTCTCTTCCATTATGTCTCCTATAAAAAGTAAGTCATTGGTTTGAAATAAAAGGCGTTACCATGGAAACGGTTAGTCTGAAACAATCTAGTAACGCCTTAACAGTACCCATATCTTATCATACCCAACAAAATTGTCAACAAAAATTTTAAAAATCTGGTTGATTATTTTTTAATCTATGGTAGTATCAGGGCTATGGAAAAAGATTATCGAATTTTAAGTTGGATTTTGTTTTCTGTTGCCGTATGGGCAGTTATCATATTCTTCTTCGTCAGATGGTATGTTTATTATTAACCTTTGGAATATTCCAATGGAATAAATACAAACTATAAAAATGGAAGAAAAGCGTCAGTTACATCAATGTCTTCTTTGTGGGATCTTTACTACTCACGGTAGGAAGATTAAATTTGTTGTAACTCAACCAGAGTATTGGCTATGTTACCATTGTTCAAGTGATGAGCGTTCTGGTCAGACTGATAACTGGTATGAGGTGCCGGAATTGAAATGGAAAAAGATTTTACGGAAGAAGATTCATGGCGAAAAATAAATATAAGTTAGTTGCCGAGAAAAAATCTATTTCAGTAGTCAAACGTAAACATAAAGAAGAAAATATTATTTCAGTTTTGGCCAGGGAACGGAAGGTTCTCCAGACTACCGTACATATTGGTGATTGTTCTAGGTGTTTCCTTCGTGAATCTTGTTCTTATGCTAACGATACTGATTCGACTTGTCGTGCCATGGCGGTAGCCACTGAGCAATTCATTCTGAATGCCATGCGTTCAGAGTTTATCAATCCTGAACGTGGTGATGATATGGGTTTGAGGGCGTTAGCTTCCTTGCACGGGGTTATTGTGTTATTCGAGATGTATTTCAACCAGTATGGGTATATTCATGAGGGTATTGGTAAAGGGGAAGAAATCTTTCATTTTCTTCCGGATCTAGCCAAGGAATACCCTAGATTGCTTTCTTTATACCAACTTCAACTAGCCATGTATGGATTGAACCCCAAGGGAAGAGAGTTAATCAGAGCGTCGCTCAAGGGCAGTTCTTCTAATTCTCTGGACAATACTGCTTTTGCCCGTTACATTGAAGCCAAGGCAGTAATGAAGAAACCTGGAAAACCTGTTGATGTGAATTTTGAGGAAAATGAATCTACGGGAGAAGATAAACATAATCGAGTTTGCGAGCGATCCGGTATTGATGAACTTCCAGTTGCTGCCTACCCAAGTAGCGGTGCTCAAGTGGATTTACCAGATACCAATGGATCTGGAGGAGAAACAGACTTTTCGGACGATCATTGGTTCCTCGATGCCTAAATGGCGGGGTAAAGAATTTCAAGAGATTATTTTTATTCTAGGTCGTCAGTCTTCCAAGTCTACTCTAGCTTCGATTATTGCCGCTTATGAAGCCTGTTGCAATCCTTGGGCGGATTACAATAAAGGTAGTGAGATGGCTTGGGTATTTGCTATCTCCGTGCGCGAGAAACACGCTATTGATATCGGCAGGAATATGATTTTTTCTAAAATCCATCGTTCGCCGCATTTACGTTCGCTGATTGTTGATTCGCCTTCCATGGCGCAACGTTCGGAGTTTCCTTATTCAAAGACTGGCGTTATGGTACTCAAAACTGGTGCAGCAATTACTGCTCTCCCTTGTTCAGCCAGGGTTGGGCGAGGATATGGAATAGGTTGCGCGCTTCTTGACGAAATTGCTTATTATGCTAAAGAATCGAAGGATATGGTGACTGATTGGGATATTTATAATGCGATTCTTCCATCGCAAATTAAATTTGGTTCGTTAGCGAAGCGGGTTATATTTTCCTCTCCAGGGGAGAAACGAGGTTTTCTTTGGGAGCGGTACAGGGATCGCCTGAAGAATCGTGAGTATTACACGGTGATCAAATCCCCCACCTGGAAAATGCGGCCTGATTTTCCTAAAGAGGAATTGGAGAAACATAAACGTCTTTCACCGTTAGCTTACTATCAGGAGTATGGAGCTGAGTTTGGTGAAGCTTTGTCGCCCTTGGTACCAGAACGAGATGTCCGTAGGGTATGTAGAGAAGATAATGAAAATCTATTACCAAAGAAGGAATTTCAGTATGTTATGGCGATTGATACTGCCTTCGGAGATCGGGATAGGTTTGTTATTGGGGTCGGCCATTCAGAACCGGCTGCAAATGACAGAAACAGGGTAGTAATCGACGTTCTTGAGGCAATTGAGCCTACCTACGATAGGGACATTCATGACGAAGCCGTGGCAAAATTGGCTTACTTATATAAGGCGTACGATATTTTTGAAATTATTGCCGATCAATATGAGTCCGATGCCTTTTCTAAGACTCTTGAAGCCAAGGGTATGAACGTGATTGTGGAGGTATGGACAGCGTCCATGCATAAGCAGAAGTACGGTAAGCTTCGTTCGACTATCAAGCAAGAGCTCATTTCGTTACCGTATAACGAAGATATGATTGATGAATTTCGTACACTTCAAGTGAAATATTTAGCTTCTGGGCAGATGACCGTAACTCATGCAATTGGTGGGCACGATGATTTTACTGACGTGATTGCGACTATCAATGATAAGCTTTACGAAGAGGAAATGACGGCTGTCGGAGTTGAGTTTTAAATATTCCATTGGAATATTCCAAAGGTTAACTGATTCATCTTTTTCCTTTTATCCCAGGTAATGAAAATTATCTGGGATTTTTTTTGGGCTAGTATTCACAGTGCGATATAATCGCGCCATGGCCAGGAAAAACGGTTCATCTGTCGTTGTAGCTAAAAAATCCATCAAAAAAAGTATTGGGGCTTCGATTGCTGTTCATGGGCCTGTAGGTTTGATTGCCGATAGTGCTTTTACTTATCCGAAGGACTGGTATCAGCCTTCTTCCTCTGATGTCTATCGTACCAATGCGTGGGTGTATGGGGCAATCAGGTCAATAGCGCAAAATTTATCTTGTGTTTCGTTACGTTGGCAACATGGGCCAAAGGATCAGCCGCAAGATATTGATGAATTCAGTACCGGGGCTCAATTACAACTGTATGAATTGTTTCAACGGCCTAATGATCTGGTTACTTCTTACCAGCTTATCGAGTACACCACGGCTTATTTGAATCTGGACGGGGTGGCTCATTGGGTGTTGGACCGTGAGTCGATCAATGAAATTCCCCGTTCGATGACACCAGTTGGCGCATCTTTCATGGAGCCAATTATTGATTATGGTGCCGGAAAGTTTTTAGGTTGGGTTTATCGAGCTGATTTTACTGGTGAAGCGATCCCATTACGATTTGATCAAGTGCTTACTTTCAGATTTTTTAACCCTTATGATCCGATCCGAGGGTTGTCACCGATTCAAGCGGCCATGCGTGGTATTTCGGTTGATTACGCGATTGGCAATTATACTTATTCGTTTTTTCAGAATGGCGGTATCCCATCTGGTATCCTTACCACCGATAAGCGTATGACGACGATGCAGGCAAGGCAGCAAATTGACCTGTGGGAAGAACGTCATCGTGGTTCGGGCAATGCCCATCGAGTTGCCATGCTCCATTCTGGTACCAAGTACCAACCAACTGGGCAATCGCAAAAAGAAATGGAATTTATCCAGCAAAAGAAGTGGACCAGAGATGAAATTCTGGCCGTGCTCAAGGTTCCCAAGTCCGAGTTGTCGCTTTATGAGGAAATTGCCCATGCCACGGCGGTATCCCAGGATCGTTCTTACTGGCAAAAGACGCTAATTCCTATCGGTAAGAACATTATTGCCGTCCTCATGGGCATGTTTGTCAGGGGTATTGCACCTAATATTGCCAAGGGGTTACGGGTATTTTTCGATTTTGATACGGTTCCAGCTCTTCAAGATTCGCTTTCAGAGAAGATCAAGAATGCTGAATTGATGTATCGAATGGGCTATCCGATTAATCATATCAATACCAGATTGCAATTGGGTATGCCAACTGAGGAATGGGGCGATATTTGGTGGCCGAATGCTTCAGTGGCTTCGATTCTTGATATCATGTCCGGCAAGGTATCTCCATCGGTTAAGCCTAGTGGTCCTGCTGAGACACCAACAGGCAATGATACGATCACTCCTGGGGATGAAGAGCAACCCGATGGGGAAACGCCCAATGAGCCGACAAATCCATCGGACGATGAGAATCGTCGAGCGTTTTTACGTTTGGCTAAACTTAATCCATTCAAACAAGTCGATTTGGCTATCCGGAAGGAATTAAAAAATTATTTGTGGCGTTTGCGTTCGTATCAATTGGCTAGATTAGTCAAGGATGGAACTTTGTTTTCTATTCCGGAATGGGAAACGAAGCTAGTTAGACGGCTTGAAAAATATTACAATGGAATATTCCGTTCGTTAAAAGCTGTATTACCGATAAGCTTGCCGGATAAATTTGAGAAAGTTAATTTTGAATTGAATAAATCAATTAATGATACTTTGTCGGAACGATTTAGTACGTGTACTACTACTGAAGAAAAAATGAAAAATGTTAAAATATTTTTCAATGAGTTGACTTCTGAAGAAAAGTTAGCGAAAATTGCTCGCATGGAGATATTGATGACCATTCAGAACGGTTTAAAACGGAGATCGGCATGAAAAAGAAACCGGTATTTAAAGAATTGCTCTGCACTGTTACAAAAGCTAATGATAACTCTAATAAATTTCGGTTTGTAGCTTCAGCCGATACTCCGGATAGAGGTGGGGATATTATCGAAGTCGATGGATGGAAAATAGATAATTATCTCAATAATCCAGTGATTCTTTGGGGGCATGATCATGGGCAACCGCCTATTGGCAAGGGGGAAGTTTTTCTTGACATACCGGGTAAGCGAATGATGGTGGATGTGGAATTTGCCGATGATAAAACTTACCCGTTTGCCGGAGTTATTTCCAAGTTGGTGGATAAAGGTTTTATTAAGGGTGTATCAGTTGGGTTTATGCCAATGGAATATGATGAGGTGGAAGAGGAAATGCTTCCAGAGCATCTCAAGGATTCTTGGTTTCCGCCGATTCGTTACAAGAAACAAGAACTTATTGAAATTTCAGTGGTATCGGTGCCGATGCATCAAGATGCTCTTCGTGTTTTAAATTCTTTTGAAGCGCGTTTGCTTGAGAGTAAGAATTTTGCCTTGCTCCAAAAAAAATCGCCTGGAAAAGGGCGGCATGATGATGAAGATGAGCCACATGATCCGATGATGGATGATGATGAGGATGATGAGGATGAAGAAGATGAGAAGGCAGCTCTATCAACTACCGTGCAAACGCTTATTTTCGATAAAGAAAAGTTTACTGTGGAGGAAGCCAAGAAGTGGCTTTCTGAGCACGATTATTCTTTTGAAAAGGTCGATGAAAAGGAAGATTCTTTGAGATTCAGGCAGAAAGATCCTTTGGAGTTCGATCAAAATTCATTCAAGACGATTGATATTGCCGAAGGGGTTCAAGCGGTTATCGGTAAACTCAAGAAAGTGCTGCAACGTTCAATCGAATCGCTTGAAAAAAATATGGGAGTTTTTATTTTAGAGCTTAAAACCTTTGTAGCAGAATTGAAAAGTTCATTCAGTGATAATTCCAAAGCGATTGTGGAGTTGTCTTCTGTAGTAAAAAACTTGGCGTCTCTAGCTGAATTTATGCCGAATGACTTGTCTGCTTCCGGCAAATTGCCAGTGGAAGATATGACTGAGAGTTACTTGAAACAAATTCAATCGGAGATCGAGCAAGTTTCTAAATCGCTGGTTATAAAATAGGATTAATTATGTCTCAAAAACTTCTCGAAGATATCAAGGAGTCAATTACGACTCTTGGTAAAAATTTTAATGATGGAACGGTGAAAGTTGATTCACAGTTCAAACTTTATGAAGAGCGGATTAAAAGTCTTGAATCAGCTCTTCGTGAGCAGATCGGTTTGCGTGATAAAGAGCGGGCTACCGATGGGACCATCTCCAAAAAGAAATGGGGCTGGGCACGTTTTGCTTTTGCGGTAGCTAAAAAGGATTGGACTTTTGCGCCTTTTGAAAAAGAAGAGTGCGATAAGCATCGCGATATGATTATGAAGACTATGACTGCTGGGGATTTTACTGCTGGTGGGGCGCTTATTCCTCCGCAGTATATTGCTGAGTTGATTGGTCTTCTACGGCCTAAATTGGTAGCTCAAGCGCTTGGCGTGCGTATGCTTACCGGGCTTACCGGATCTCCGGTTATTTACCCGAAGATCAAGACCGGTGTTACCGGTACTTGGATTGCGCCCGAAGGAACTTCGATCACTGCTTCGGATCAAATTACTGGGCAACTTAATTTGACGCCGCATATGGCCGGTGCTTTGACCAAAATCTCAAATAATCTTGTACTTTTGAGTAATCCTTCGGTTGAACAGGGTGTCCGTGACGATCTGGTAAATGTGCTTCGTGAAACTTTGGATAAGGCTATTTTTCAAGGTACCGGGATTCTTGGTCAACCGCTTGGTTTGCTTAACTGGACTCCGGCAATTACTTCAGATGCGGATTTTGACGCAACCGATGCTGGAACGGCATTGGCCGAATTGGTTTTGGCGGCAAAATCTGTTGAGAATGCTAATGCTTCGCTTGACAATGCGAAGTGGGCAATGAACCCAACTTCTTATTGGAAGCTAGCCGGTATTGTTGATGCGAATAAGCGTTCGATTCTTCAGACTTCCGATCAAAGTGGTCTTTCTGGTTCTACTCCAACTACTTTGTTGGGATATCCAGTTGTACGTTCAACTTTGGTATCTCCTGCAGCTACTGATGATGCTTATTTTGGTAGTTGGGATGATTTTATTTTGGCCATGTGGAATGTTTTGGAGATTGCCGCTTCAACTGAGACTTCTACGGCGTTTGAGAAAAATGAGCTCTGGATCAGAGCTATTCTTTATGCTGATTGCGGCCCAAGGCATGAAGGTAGTTTTTACATTCAGAAGTCATTGAATTAATCAGGAGTTAACATGAATTTGGATATTAAATCTCAAGTTAAACAGGGGATTTTGCTAGCCCCGCAGACGATTACTGCAACCAATACTCCTACTGCCGGGGTAGAACTTACTGGATCTACCGGTAGGGGATTGGCAATTGTCGTTCTTGGCGCTATTACCGGTACTACCGTTGTTGCTACTGTCCAGATTAATGAATCTGGTGTATCGAATTTTGCTTCAGATACTGCTGATGTTGCTGGCGCGGTGTCGGCATCAATTAGCGAAACAAGCGATAATACGATTTTGATGATTCCTTTCAGCCTTAGTGGCAGAAAGAAATATGTTCGTGCGGTGACGACGATTTCAGGAACGTCTCCATCACTTCTTATCAGCGTGGTTTTGCTTTACGGAGGTTTTGCTTCTCTTAGCGCGAATTAAGAGTAGTGCCTGGTCTTCACTCGGTGTTTCTTCTATTGGTATAGGGGAGATAAACTGATGGTCTCCCCTATACTTTATGCCTTTGGAATACGACGAAAGTTAATTTGTGGATCTGTGCACATTCGATGATGTCAAGAATATTTTGGGGGTAAAAGATGTCCGGGATGATGATATCATTCAGGAACTCATCGGGAATGTTTCGGCTGAAATTGAATCGTATTTAGATAGAAATACCCAAGCTATCGCTAGAACGGAAATTTTTGATGTCGATCTTGGGCAGAGAAGATTTAGAATTCGTGCCTTCCCGATAACTATCATTACCAATGTTTGGAACGATACATCGAGAGAGTTTGCTGCTTCTTCGATTATTTCTACGGCGGATTATTACGCCGATTTAACTAATGGCGTGTTTACTTTCGATAAAATATTTGTTTTTGCTGGTCCTGGGGTATTGAAGATTTCTTATACTGGTGGTATGGCTGCTAACACTGATGCTTTTGAGACAGCTTTTCCAGATATTGTGTCTGCTTGTGCTACGGAGGTAGCCTTCAGGTATCAACATCGAGGGCAATTAGGTATCGTTTCTGCTGCTTTAGGAGGGGGAAGTATGACAGTCGGACTCAAACAACAATTTCTTCCTTCAGTCGAGCAGGTGCTCGATCTTCATAGGAATTTAGGTTAATGGCATTACCAGGAACTTTTTCAGTTAATTCTGACGTTAAAAAAATAGAAGCTTCTTTTAAACGTAAAATTACTTCTTTGAATACCTATAATAAGAGATTTGCCAGTCGTTTTGCTAGAAAGATGCGCGATAGAATTGTTGAGAAACGGTTATCTGGTCCACCTGGATTAACTTCTAGGACAGGCAGATTAGCGGCTTCTTTTAAGTATTCTACTTGGTTAACCAAGGATAGATTCGGTATGGTAGTTTATTCTCGAAGTCCTTATGCATTTATTCATGAACATGGTAGAATGATTGTAGCAAAAGAGCGGGCTTCTCTAGCAATTCCATTTTCTTGGGCTAGACCGGGTGGGTATCACATGTTTCAACCGCATGTTGATACTAATTACCCGAATCGATTTAAAGTTGTTAAACCCAAGGGTGGAGGGGCATTTCTTTTTGATACGGTTTTCAGTAAATTTTCTCATACCTTACGTTATTCCGTGTATATTCCGGCAAGGTTGAAAGCCCTGGAAACCATTCGTAAATATTTACCGACTATTCATGGGCAATACAAATTGGGAATTAATAGAATTTTGAATCGTAATGGCAGATAGCGTAAGAAAAAAAATATTTGATAATGTAAAAACGGTATTGGAATCTATTACCGTCGCTAATGGGTATGATTTCAATATGGGCGAAGTGTCGAATGTGCCTAAATCGTTTTCTGAATATGCGGTACTTCCGATCATTCAATTTCTTTCTATTTCTGAGGATATGAATGAGGATTCTCCGGTAACTAAAACAAATTGTAAATCTCATCTTGTGCTTCAGTATCTGGCGTTCGAGCATCACGATTTATTTGAGCAATTGATGTCGGCTTTGGCGATGATTGAAAAAGCCTTGAAGCTTGATATTACCAGGGGCGGAAATGCTTATTACACCGAATTAATATCGAATGAAACTATTCTTTCTTCTGAAACAATGCCGTATGGCGGATTAAATATTGGAGTGGATATCCATTTTCGCTATCGAATCGGTTTCCCCGATTTATTATAAAAGGAGTCTAACTTGCCTAGGTTAAAGAAACGTACTGTTATTGCCGCTGCTTTTCAGGCCGCTGAAGGAACATTTACTAATCCTGCTGATGCCACGGATACCTTGTTTCTGGTGCAAGATGTGGTTTTCAAGGCCGAACCAACAATTATTGTCAGAGATTTTATTGGTCAATCGTTTGCTGCCAAGGGACCGGCTGCGAATACTAATAAATTAGCTAGGATTACTTTCAGGACCGAGATAATGGGCTCCGGTGCCGCTGGTACTGAGCCTAAATGGTCGAGATTTATTAAGGCTTGTGGGTTCAAGACGACGACGGTTGCTTCCGTGTCCAATACTTACAATCCGACGGTACCATCATCCTTGGCTTACGATAATACCGGTGCTAATGGTAATACGGTGCTCTCGATTGAGGTGCATGAGGATGGTCTGGTTCGGTCTGCTAGAGATTGTCGTGGTACATTCAGAATAACCGGAGAAGCCGGTTCTTTGGCTTATATTGACTGGGAGTTTATGGGTATTTACAACGGTGAGGCCGATGCAGCTTACCCGGTTCTCTCCACTGGGTTCGATAATCAACAACCACCTATTTTTGAATCAGCTTCGGCTGCATGGCATGGCCTTAGTGCTTCGGTTATTCTTTTGAGGACGTGGAATTTCGATCTTGGTAATGTATTATCACCTAGATTCGATGCAAATGCTTCTACTGGGCTTAGATCGGTTCTCATTACCGATAGGAAATCGACTGCCACGGTAGATCCTGAGACGCCATTACTCGCGGAGTGGACAATTGGATCTGTAGGGAGATTGATTGCCGGTACTGTGGGTGCTTTTGCGGTTACAGTCGGAGGTATAGCCGGTAATAGATTAGCTTTCAGTTCTCCTTCTGCTCTAGCGCAAGTAACTGATGTATCTGAGGGAGATCGAGATTCTATCCGTGCTGATACACTTACTTTTGCGTTCAATGCTCCGATGAATGAATCGGATGCTTCGACTGCTGATGATGATATTCAATTGTCTTTGACGTAAAATATTCCATTGGAATATTCCAAAAGTTAAATAGGAGAAATAGCCATGGCCGTGGGGATCAATCCCAACAAATGTTTCAGGTATATCCTTGAAAGCGATAGGAAACTTGCCAAAAAAGATCAAACGGTTTTTCTTATCAAACCGGTAAGAGCAAGTCAATATAAGGAATTAATTTCTGGATATGCTCCAGAGTCTTTGGATTTTGATAAGGTTTATGTGTTGCTCAATTCTTGTGTTACCGGTTGGGAAAATTTAAGGGACCAGGATGGGGAGAATATTTTGTTTAAAGAAAATTCTCTTACTGATAATTGGGATTGTTTAACGCTCCCACAAATAACCGAACTTTCAAAAGCGATTTTGGAGTTTAACATAATCAGTGGGGAAGAAAGAAAAAACTGATCGTTGGGGCGTTTGTCTACGGTGGGTATTACAAGGTTCAATGTGATAAATGCCCCAAATGGTCAAAAGAACAAAGAAGATTAAAAGGCTGTGATGAACCTTTACCCGTGCCTATTTTGGAATATGGGGATATCAAGCTTTATGAATGCCCTGGTAAATTTGTTACCGATGACACTAGAGAGATTCTCATGATGTATTCCTTGTGCAAGAAGTTCAATGCATTGCCTGTTCAAGGGGGTATTCTTGACCAGAGTGCTACTTTTTTGGCGGCTATAGCCATTATTGAGCAAGTGATCTTGGAGCAAGAGGAAGGCAAAGATGGCTAACAAAAAAGAGAGTAAAAATGGCTGAAAAATTTGAAATACAAGCTGTTCTTAGAGATTTGGTATCTGGAGCTCTTGCCAAAATTACTAATTCATTTAGAACATTTCAATCGGCTATTGTTGCTTCTGATATCAAAGCTAATCGTGCTTCTCAAGGTATTTTTAATTGGCTTAAACAAGTGCAATTTGGTGGGAAAGCTATCAGAGATACATCGGCTTCGGTATTCAAGTTCAGGGAATCATTTGGTGAAGTTGATAGACCGCTAAATCAGTTTGTTAATAATATTGGTAGAGTCGTCAGGGCTATAGCGCGGTTAAGAACTACTTTTTTCTTACTTATTACGGTTTTTGCGGTACGTCCGATTCTTAATTTTTTCAAGGCGATGATGGATGGTAGTGCGCAAGCGCAACGTGCGTTTTTAGGATTTAACGAACGTTGGCAGGCGTTCAGGATATCTTTATCACAAGAACTTTTACCGGTTATTCAGCAAGTAGTTTCTGCATTCGAAGAATTTTTACTTCAATTAGCGAATGGTTTACTTGATAATAAAAAACTTATAGAGGATATGTCTAGAGGTATTGTTAGTGCAGGGATTGCCGGTGTCGATGCAGCCAGGATTATAGGGACAGCTTTTGCGGCTACTTTTGCAAGTATGAATTTATCGATTAAAGGGTTTAGAATATTGATTCAATCGCTTGTTTTAAATGTTCTTGAGGGTATTGCGCTAGTTGTTAAAGCAATACCTAAAGCTGAAAGTTTTAACAATTCTTTTGAAGCTATTGCTTCGGGTATCAAAGAATTTTGGAATCAGATGCAACCTACCAAGTTTGACCGTTCTTTCGGTGAAATCATGGATAAGGTTCGTAACAAAGCATCGGCAACATTTGCGCAGATGCAGGATAGTAGTGAAGAAGCGGTTAAATCGGCACTTGAGAATATTCGGAGGGCGATTCATTTAGCTGAAATGGATTTTAATGAGATGAGTAGGAATGCTGAACGTAATGCTGAATCGGTTAAAATTTCTTTTCTTTCTTTTATTAACGCGTTAAGTTTTGGGATTGAAGATTTGTTTGGTGGTTCTTTTGAGGAAAAGTTAACGAAAAATTTAACGATTGCCCTTATTAATGTTGCCAAGAAGATCAAAGCTATTTTTTCTGGAAAAGATAACGGTATTGCTGCGGCTATTGTAAATGCCGATGAATTAGAAAAAGTTTTTGATAGTTTTGCGAAGCGTAAGGGAAGGGAGATGGGGGCAACCTTAGCCAAAGGATTGTTAGATGCGTTTGAAAATAATCTAGGCGATACTTTTCTTAAAATAATGCAGGGCAAGCTTAAGGATCTTAAAGATGTGGTAGTAAGTTTTCTAGGTGATATTCAGAGCGCTTTGGCTAAATTTGCAGCACAAAAACTTGTTACTGGATTATTAACAACGATTGCTTCAAGTGCTTTAGGTAAAGCTATAGGTGGTTGGTTTACACCATCTACACCTACATCTCCTGTAGTTCATGACCCGCCTATTTCTCAACATGGCGGGGTATTTTTTGGTCGTCAACAAAGAATTTTAGGTGAAGCAGGTCCGGAAGCAATAATACCGCTTCGTGGTGGTAAAATACCAGTGCAATTATCTGGTGGCGGTAAAGCGGTTAATGTGACTTTTAATATTCAAGCCATTGATTCGCAATCGGTACAATCTTGGTTTAAAAAAGAAAAAGATACTATAAAGAAAATTATGATTTCTGCGGCTAAAGGCGAGGATACTGAAGTTCGACAAGCTTTTAATTTGAGTTGATATGGCTGAAATATTTACGCTTATTCCTGAGTATGCTTTCGATTATGTGCTTAATTGGAATACGCTCCAAACACCATTCGATTTGGGGTATGTTCAAACTAGAGCTAGATGGCCTTTTGCTAAACGTATATTCGTTCTTCGCTGGCAATCTCTTAATCAAGTTGAAAAGGAATATATTGAGTCTTTTTTTATTAATCAAGTAGGTGCGGCCGGTTCATTTAATTATCTTCTTCCAGATCCCATCGCTACACCGGATTATCCTGGTTCGGCAGTTCAAGTAGCTGGTGGAGCACTTGGTTCCAGGACGTATTATTATGGAATATCTTGGCTTACTTCGGCCGGTGAAACAAGACAATCGGTCGAGCGTTCGATTGCAATTTCAGTAAATAATTTATTTTCAATTACTGTTCCTAGATTTCCCGCCTATGTAACTTCGGTTAATTTGTATGTTGGACAAGATTTTCCTGGTATAGGGCATCTTGAGGGGACAAGTACGGTTTCAGGGGTAACATTTACTGAACCGACATCTGGTTATACGGCTCTTGGTGCGTTTGCGCCATTGACTAATACAGCTTCGGTAACAGCGCTGGTGCATTTGATGGATGACGCGATACCGTTGAGTAAAAATCATGCTGGTGTTTATTCCGGTGAATTGAAGTTTGAAGAGGTTTTATGAGAACTTTATCGTCTGACATAAAAGATGCTGTGTTTGAGATGAATCAGAAAGGTACATGGGCGCATCTCTATGAAGTTCAAATTAATGCTAATACAGCGTTCGGTGATGCTTCTAACGAATATCTTACTGATTATCCAAAACAAATAACCTATGCCACTAAAAATTATCGACCGTTTCCTATCGTCCATGATGCGATTCCTCAAACTTCCAAACCAGAACAAATTTCTTTTGTTATTACCGTGGCGAATATAGATAAAGCTATAGCGCTGTATCTTGAATCTGGAAAGATTCTTGGTAATTCTCTGAAGATAACTTGGGTATTTTTGAAGCAGGATGCGACGGTAATTTATGCTTTTGATGAAGTCTATCAGATTATTTCAGCTGAGATTAACGATACTTCGGCCTCGGTAAATTTTGAAGTTGGGCAGGCGAATCTTTTTGAGGTTAAATTACCTAAAAATCGATGGCAGGATTCGCGCTGTGAATGGGTGTATAAGTCGATTGGATTTTGCGATTATGGTAGGGATGAGTTTAAAGGGATATCGAAGGTAAGAATTAATACTTCCAAGGCTAATGGGAAAGACGTTATTCATGGTTGGAAGATTATGAATGCTTCCAATGCCAGCTTGATGAGTATTGATAACGATTATTTAGATGAGTTATTAATAAAAGTCGAGGCTACGGTCAATACACAATGGAATGTTTCAACGCGTACCGGTCCTTTTCTTTATCGTCTTTTTCCTTCAGCAGATTTTACTAATTTTGAAGTGGAAGTTAAGTTTAATTCATCTGGGGATGAGGACAATGAAACCTTGGCAATGCTTTTTTGTACCGATTCGGATACTACTCAAGATTGGGTGTTAGCTGGTAGAAGACGTTTTTCCGGAGTTGACAGGGTTCAATTGCTTTCGATGGATGATAATTCGTATGCATCGATTTATGATGTGGCCAGGACTGAATCTATTTTTAAAATTAAAAAGACTGCCGGTTTGTTTGAATTATTTGTTAGAGCTAATGAAAATGTTGTTTACGGCGCTGCCATTGCTTCGGTTACTAGAAATGATTTGAATGGAGTGCAGTTAAGGGCTGGGTTAACGGCAGAAACATATTCTGCTGCCCGTTCTACTGCTTTGCAAGCTAGATTCGATTATTGGAGATTGCTTTCTGGTGGAAAATTAACTTGCCTTAGAACACCAGGCGATTGTGTTCTTCATGATAATATTAATCGTCTTGGAGCTGCCGTTGGCATCCTCCACGGACCGTTTTCTTTTTGATTGGTATAAGTTTTAACTTTTGGAATATGCCATTGGAATATATGAAGATAACTGCAGTTTATTTGAATTCTATTGCTAAGTCACTTATTGGCGTGCCATACAAGTATTATGGGCGGGATTTGAAAGGATTAGATTGTTTTGGTTTGGTGATTACATTTTTTGATCTTATTGGGTTGAAAATAGCCGATCCAGTTCATTACGATCCTGATTGGTGGAGTAGTCACGATTACATGACGCAATATGCAACGACTAATTTTTTTCAGGTGGAATCTCCACAATGTGGGGATGTGCTTTTAGTTTGCGTCCGTGAATCGAAAGTTCCAAATCATGCGGCAATTTATTTGGATAATAAATTTATTTTGAATGTCGATCAGATTGTCGGAACGCATTTACTTTATTATTATGCCATAAAAAATATTGTTGCTGGTGTCTATCGTTGCCGTGATGTAGAATTGGTAGCGTGATAACGCTTATCGAGAAATACAATCCATTAAAAAGTGAAGAAACTATTCTTATTCCTTATAGTGGGTTGGAATCCAAGACAATTTATGATTTGATTCCAGAGCATATTCGAGAATCGGATGTTGTGGTGCAGGTTGTCAGGAATGGGATTGAATTAGATGATAAGCAGTTGAAAGAGATTTATCTCAAGGATGGGGATAAAATTTCTTTCCGGGTTGTACCAAAAGATCCGGTGGTCACTCCAATTCTAATTTCAATTGCTGTTGGTTTAGTTCTTCAATTAGCTATCAGTGCGATTGTCGGTAAACCGAAAAAGATTCGTCCAGATCGTTTGGAATCTTCGCAGTATGGTTTTGATACTCCGCAGATGACCACAAAAAATGGGACACCGATAAATCTTGTTTTTGGTAAAATAAAAATTAGTGGGCACCTTCTTCAAAATAGAGTTGAGAGAAAAATTCTTCCTGACCAGACTCAAGATGATAAGCTTTTCATGTTGATTGGTTTGGGGGAAGGGGGGGAAGAAGGATGGAACTCGATAGCCGGTATTTATAATGACGGCTATACCGATCCTGATGAATTAGATATTTCTAGTTTTAGCGACCAATTATTTATTAATAATAATCAAGCTAGTTTGTTACAGGGAATCAAAGTATCTATTCGTTTTGGTAGGAAGCATCAATCAATTATTCCAAATTTCAATGAAACCGCTCTTTTGATAACTCCTACTTCAAGTCTTTTGATGGATTATGATTTTTCAGGTTTTTCGCATATTAATTTTGGTTATCGTTTTCAATTCAAAATGGCGACAATCAATCTTAATACGCTTCCGTCCAGCGAAGTAATTTATAATGGAACATTTGAAGTTGATTCGATTGATTTAGTATTTTCGATTGAGTATTTATATAATCTTTTTAATCATACACATCCAGTTGGTGCTGGATTATATTTGACGATAGACTGGCGTGTTTCTGGAACAACAACTTGGGCGAATACAGAAACTATTCATCTTGCTTATGGGCCTATAAGAGTAGAGAAATTAGTTCCACATAGAATCGAAAATTTAAATTCACGGAAAATTGATGTTCGTGTTCGTGTAGAAAGGCAATATGCGCCGCTCACCTTAGCTGAGGCAGATTCTTATGTTGTTAATTATTTAATTAAACAAAAATTATATGGGCTAGTAGTGGCAGAAGATGATGATCTAAAACCTATTCCAACTCCAGATGAAGTTAAGACTTCTTTTTTTACTGCAACAGCATCTATTTTGGGTGCCTATAATGCAACAAATCCTCAAATTGTGGAATTGTATTATCTTGTGTTGCTTTCTTTGATTGGGAATGAACTTTATGGCCCGATAGCTAAAATCAAGCTTACTGAAATTACTGAAAATATTAATCGTGGATTTGCTTATCCAAATAAAGCTTTATTGGCTTTGTCATTTATACCGACGGAACAGATACATGGCGGTCCTCCCGAGGTAAATGTTATTACCGAGTCGCAAAGGCTTAGAGTTTATCGCGATATTACTAATGCTACGAATGCCGCACCTATTGTAATTACCACTTCAAAAGCACATGGGTTTATTAATGGTGATAGCGCTACTGTTTTAGGTGTTCTTGGAAATACAGCGGCAAATGGAACTTGGGTTATTGCCAATGTGACTTCGACTACATTTGAATTAGTTGGTACTACGGGTAATGGGGCTTATGCCGCTTCTTCGGATGATTTTGTCTATGCACTTAAATATACCAATAATCCGGCATGGGTTATTTTTTATTTACTTTCTAATGCTCGTTCTGGTTTAGGAGATATTATTTCGGTTAATGATCTTTTCATTCAGTCTTTTATCGACACGGAAGATTATTGTGACACTTCAGTTTCTAATGGTGCTGGTGGGACTCATGTACGGGCAACTTGGAATGGGGTTATCGACAATGTTAAGGAAGCTTATGAATGGGCGTTTGCTGTTGCCCAAACGGTACCTATTTCTATTTTCAGGGCGGGAGGAAAATACCGGGTTAAACCGGATCAAGCTGGATCTCCGATAATGCTTTTTAATGCTGGTAATTCCAAGAATTTTGTTTGTGGGTATGCTGATCCTGCAAGAAAAATTAATTATGTAGAGAGCACCTATCTTAATGAAGCAGATAATTATATTGAAGATATTGCTGTAGCTCTCGATGAAAGTGTTACAGAAACAGGGAAATACGTAAAAGAATCCACGGAACTTATTGGGGTTACAAGACGTGGACAGGCTTTACGTTTAGGCACCTATAAAGTTAATTTTAATAAACTTTTGGTTCGTTATGCTACTTGGGAAGCTGATGTTGGAGCGATCAGGTGCGAACCGAATGATGTTGTTGAGTATGCTTCTGAATCGGTTTTTTGGGGGCATTCGACTGGATTAGTTTCTAGCTCAACTACAACAATTATTATCTTAGATCATGTAGTTACACTAGATTCTGGTAAGACATATAAAATCAGGTTGTTCCGTAAGGATGGAACGTTTGAGGAATTTTTTACGGTGAATTCCCCTGGGACGTATGGCGAGATAACCTTGTCTACCACAGCGTCTTCTGCTTTTGATAAATACACACCTTATTCAATCGGTGAAACGGCGAATATTGTTAAGCAATTCAAAGTTGTGGATATGCAGTTGCAGAATGATTTGACGGTAAAGATTTTTGGGTTGCAATACGATCCTAATGTGTATTTGGATACGATCACTACCCTTGATCCATTTGTCTCTAAACCTGGGTTTACTCCAAAAGAATTTCCAGCGGATGTAACAAACTTAACTGCCAATGAAGTTTTGGTTACTCAAATTGATGGAACTATTGTTAGTGGAATAGATGTATTTTTCGAAGTTCCAGTGAGTTCGGTTTTTGCCTATTCTGATGTTTGGGTTGGGCTGAAGGTCAATAATAGCACTGTAATAAACTGGTCGGCGATACCTGCTGTAACTCAAGTTAAAGGTGGTAATGCGTTTATTTCTGGACCGTTTTTTCCTGGTATGATTGTTTATGTTGCGGTGACGCCCGTTTCAATTTTTGGGGCTAGACGATTACCGGCAAGTGTAGCAAATATTTTTGTGAGTATTACCGGCAAGCTAACTAATCCAGCCAACGTGTCTACTTTCAGAGTTACCCGTCATCTGGATGTTTTAACTTTTACTTGGGATGGTGTTCCAGATGAGGATTTATTTGGGTATGAAATAAGAACAGGATCGAACTGGCAGAGTGCGGTTATTGTTGCAACAAATATTTTTTCGACTCGTTATCAAACAACGCTTTTCTTTGCCGATCCAACTGCTTCGGTATCGCAGAAATTTTTAATTAAAGCCAAGGATACTTCCGGTAATTATTCCGTAACGGAAGCTATCGTTACAGTATCCGTGGAACCTGGATTTGGCATCGAATCTTTTGTTTCGAGGGATGAAGATGCGCTTGGATGGCCGGGAACCAAAACTAATGTCTCTGTTGTTACTGGAGAGCTTAAGCTTGATTCAGGGCAGCAAAACGGTATTTACGAAACGGCGGTAATTGATCAAGGTGTTTTAGCCCGTTCGAGAGTAGCCGTGTTTATGCAATCCCAACAAATAGATACTTCTCTAACTTGGGCTAATGCTACTTTTACATGGGATTCGGATACGGCGAAAAATAGGACATGGGAGGGTACAATTGGGCAATTTAACTTTTTTGCTATTATTCAAGCTCGTTACGGTAATACAGCCGATCTTTCGGCTGTTGCTTATAATAATTTTGTGTTTGAGGAACTTACTTTTAGATACGCGCAATTCAAGTTACTGCTTAGTACGAAGGACATATCTTTTTCCGGTAAGATTACTGATTTTAAAATGAATTTGGATGCCATTGAAATATTCGATTCGAAGAAGAATGTTGCTTTGAATATGGCAACTGCTAATCCAGCTACTGTTTCATTTAATACTTCGGCGGTCTTTCATAATGATTCTGGAGGAATTCCAAATTACTCTTTGACAATAACTTGCCAGGATCTCGGTAATGGAGAGCGTTTCAAGATTACTTCTAAGACATTAACTAATTTTGTGATTGAATTTAGGAACTCATCAGATGTATTATTGACTTCTGGAACCAGGACGATTGATTATGTTGCTTCGGGTTTCTAGGAGTATTACAAATGAAAATATTCCATTGGAATATTCCAAAGGTTAATTATGAGCCAAGTCTTTAGTCCCCCCATAGTGGTTGGTACTACTCTTTCCGATTCATTGACGCCAATAAATGATGCGTTCGATGCACTTCAAACTAATTTTATCGGTAGTTCCGATCCTACATCTATTCTCGAAGATGGAATGATTTGGCCAAATACGACGGTGACGGCAAAGCTGAAAGGCAGAGCGTCTGGGGTTACCTTTGAAATTGGTGATTGGGGGGTGTCTAATCTCGGGCATCTTCGTAAGGATGGGACGATACCGCTTACAGCAGATTGGAATGTAGGTGCTTTCAGAATAACTAATCTTGCTACTCCTACTGGATCTTCCGATGCAGCAACCAAGGCTACAGTCGATTTAAGAGTTCTCAAGGTCGGGGATACTATAACTGGAACTCTTATAACTAATCTTGGTGTTGCTGGAGATCCAATACATCAATTTGTTATCCCTTCAGGGGCTACATGGTCTCTCGGTATAGATGATTCCGATTCCGATGCTTTCAAGATTCAACCTGCCAGTACTTTGGGAGGTGCTGTTGGGGTTGCTGTTACTACTACCGGTAATTTAGGGGTTGGAATTGTTACGCCAGTAAATCCACTACATATTGAGCACTCGGTTGCCGGTATTTCAACTATTGCGCGGTTTAATAATGCCAATGCTACTGGCAGGGCTCAGTTCCATATATCGTCATTGACAGGGCCATTCATACTATTAGATACTGTTGGCGGTCTTGGGTATGTTGGGCTCAGTAGCGATGGGCTATGGCAGGTATTTGGTGGGCAAACAGATAATACCGCGACTCTAGTTATAGATACCAGTACTGGGCGGCTATTCATAAAACAACGTTCTACTGCGCCAACCGATGGAGATATAGCCAACTCGCATCTGAATATTTGGATGAATGAATCTACAAACAATCTGACCATCCGGATACGTAAATCGGATGGAACGTACAGAACGGCTACGATTGCAACAACTTGAAATATAACAATGGAATATTCCGAAGGTTAATATATGGCTGGAGAATCCGTTATACTTACTGAGATTCAGCGTAGTGGAGGAGCGGTACGTATTGAGTCGGATGGGGCTACTACGGTTGCTCCGGTTACCACCAAGAATGCCCTCTATAAGACACAGGGTGGTGGTGTACATCAATTTCAGGTAGGAACATCGGTCGTGGCTACCATCGGAGCTAATGGGCTGGTAGCGACCCAAGGATCGTTACGTTTATTTGATGTTACAGGTTATGGCGCTAAAGGCGATGGATCAACAAATGATACGGTAGCTATTCAGGCGGCGCTGGATGCAGCGGAGGTAAATGGCGGCCTGGTCTATTTCCCGCCTGGGACGTATAATTTCACGACACTTGCTTTCAAAAAGAAAATCAGGATGATCGGATCTGGCGAAGGTGCAACTATTTTGTTTTGCACCGCCGCTGGAGTTGGCATTGATTTCGTAGGAGTTGGCGGTGAGGACTGGCAAGCATCCATTTCAGATTTGCGATTACAGACGGTTATTGGAACGAGAGCAATCAGACTATTGGGGGTTTCGAATGTTCAGTTCAATAGGGTCCATATAGACGACTGGGCGGTATGCGGGATTAATTTTATTGGCACCGCGACAAATCCGGTGGTTTCAGTTTCAATCGATGAATGCCAAATTCAGGAAAATCTCGATAACATTCTTGTCGATCCGGCTTTTAATGGTACGAATAACCATGTTTCTATCACAAATTGCCGATTAAGGGGAGCACTAGCAACGGGCCATCAAATCAAGACGACTGTTAATGTTGATAATTGGAATATTACTGGTAATGATCTAGAATCTGGTCCTGGGACAGCTCTGTTATTCAACTCTGTTACTGGTCTGGTGGTTAGTGGGAATTACTTCGAGCAAACTGATAGCACTCCATGTATAGACATAGGCCAAGGGGCTGGTGTTTCTATTTGTGGAAATACTTTAGGCGGTGGTAGTGCTGCATACTCGCTTATAAAATTAGGTACAGTTGCTCAACTTCTTGGTGTCTCAGTTACAGGAAATAATGTTGGGGCGATCGGTGGATCTATTTTTGTCGATCCGGTTAATGTTCTAGGGTGTTTTGTTGCCGGCAACAAGATCCCGGCTGGCATTACAGCCATCGGTACGTTGGGGGGAAGTTCTGGTGGAATAGTACACATTTTACCTAATGGGGTAATCGAGTTCAATAAAGACACGAATATTTACAGGTCGGCGGTCAATGTTTTAGGAACCGATGGCAGTTTAATTGTTTCTGGTTTTGTTGGTATCGGTGGAACATTTACTCCATCTACTCCATTGGAAGTACAGGCCGCTGGTGCAACGATTAAAGTTCAAACGACTAACACCAGTAACACCAGTTTAAATTTACATAATTCTTCTGGAACGCTTAAAGCATCGTTTGCTTTCCATCCAGTTAATGATTATGTATTTGTTGGTTATGGTGGTGGGGATCATTTAAAAATTGGTGCTACTGGTAATGTGTCTTTTTCTGGGGATATTGAAGCTGCCGGAGGATTTAGAACCATACTTGAACCGTGGTACATAAATAATTTATCTGGTGGTGTCGGTCCTGCTGATATGAATCATGATCCCGGTGCTGCTGCGTTCATAGATGAGATTGTTATGATTAGAGCCGGTTCAATTACCGGTGTTTGCACAAGATATACTTCCACGGTAACGGCAGGAACTATCGATGTAGAAGTTTATAAAAATGGAGCTGCAACTGGGTTGATAGCCCAATTAAATACTACTGATACGGTTTTTAAACCAGCAACACAGGCCAAGGATGCGGATACCTTTGTTGCTGGAGATAGAATTAAGTTGCAGTATACTACTGCCGGTCTAACTCCTACTGCTGGAGATTTGAAGGCAAGTGTTGAAATTGAGACTTAAAATATAACGGTGGAATATGACGGAAGTTAATTTTAAAATAGAAATTACAGTTCAAGAATTAGAATTATTGATCAAGTGTTTATCTTCAGCTCAATTTGGTGGTACAATAGATCAGGTTGAGCCGATGATTAAACTAGTTCGTTCTTTACAGGAGAAGCTTACCAAAGTGAAAAATGGATAAACAACTGTTTGATGCGACACAGTTTAATTTGAAGCAAGTAAGAGATGTGTATAATCGTATTGAGTTAGGCACGATACGTTTAACCGATATGGTTGAAGAGCATAAAACTCTTTGCATGGAGAGACGAAGTAAATGGATGAAATTATGCAGTTGGCTAAACAAGTTGCCGTTCTTGAAGAAAGATCGGCATCTCAAGAAAAAGCTTTTATCAAACTCGAAACCAGAATAGAAGAATGTCTTCATGAATTCAAGAAGATGTTTGAAATTCAAGGAGATAGATTGCATAAGTTCGACTTGCGTTTATGGATTATTATTTTTATCTTAGCAACTGCAAGCGGCGGAGCAAGTTCGATTTTTATTAAATTATTAGGATAAATTTTCAGGAGATCGGATGAAATTTTTTATAGGTATTTTTTTCATTTTTCTTTTGATGCCCGGTTGTGTCGGTCTGCATGCTAAACGATTACAATCTCTCGATGCACAGATCGATACGACCGGTATTTTACTTACAAAAGCCCAAAAGGCTGGAGATACAGGAAGAGTACTTGAGATTCAGGTCGATCTAGAAGCCCTTAGAAAAGAACGAGAAGAAGTCAGGAAGTTTGCTGGAGAAGAGACTAGCAATAAACAATTGTTGCTTTTAACTATTCTGGGTATTGTTACAGGTAGTCTAAAATTGGCTGCTGATAAATTTGGAAAGATGGTAATATGAATATTTTAAAATCTTTGGTAACTGGAAATTCAAAAAAGTTGATGGTATTTATTGTGGCTAGCTTGCTTGTTATCTTCAAGGATTACTTTGATCTTAATAGTGAGCAGATACAGGCTTTGGAGATCCTTACTGGTGGTTACCTCGTATCGCAGGGAATTGCTGATGTAAATAAATCCGCTACAAAGCTTAAGATTGACGCCGGTATAGAAGTTAAAAAGGAAAAATCATGACATGGATTGAAACTAAGAAGAAGTAATGGCTCTAGCCTATCGAACCGGAACATTTGCCGCTGCCACATCACCTGGGGATCAGGTTGTTGACACTGGTAGCGGCGTAGATATGAAATTATTGATTTTGTATGCTACTTTGCAGGCCGGGACTGGTTTTGCTGCCGGTGAATCTGGCTTCGTTAGTTTTTCACAATCCTCTACGGCGCGTATTTGTTCAGCTTGGGCATCTGATGACAATGTTGCAACCAATAATGCTGCATGTAGTTTTCAGGCGGAAACCGTTCGAATGTTTTCTAACGGCACTCCGACAGTCGATGCGGTAGCAAATTTTGTGTCGTTCGGGACTGGCGCTAATGCCGGCAAGTTCACAATTAATTGGTCTGATGCACCTGCAAGCGCCTGGACCATTCATTATATTTGCCTTGGTGGAACTGATCTCACCGATGTGGTTATCACCCAGCATGCGGCCAGCCTGGCGACTGGAAACATAGACTATACGACGGTCGGAGTTCAAGGCGATTGTGTGATGTTTCTTGGAATTGCCAACACCGCGTTATCAAGTAGTCTAACTGGCGTTCGCGGTGTCGCTCTTGGTGCCGCCACATCTTCCTCGGCAAGGGCTTCTTTCTGGGGTGGTGGACGTGATGCGAGAACCGCCGCCGCATACTCAAAGCATGTTCAGAGTGGGGCGCACTGTCTGGTGTTTTCGGTGGCCAATGGAAATGCTCATGATGCTGATGCAGATTTTGTGCAATTTCTTTCGAATGGATTCAGGCTCAACTGGACCAATCTCGCTGCCGGTGCTTATCTTTTTTATTCTATCGTGTTAAAGGGTGGTAGCTATGATGTGTCTCTCTTCAACAGTCCTACCGCTACTGGAAATCAATTTATCCCGTCCGGGCATTTACCGGCTGGTGTATTTTTTCTTGGCACTGGTCAAACCACTGCCGATTTAACTCTCGGTAGCGAACGGCACATGTGTTTCGGCGGAATGGGCAATCCGACCTTGGCTGGATCTTCGGTTTGGTCCAGCGAAGACGATGTAATCAATACTGACGCCAACAAATACAACAGCGTCACGAATTGCATTACGGTTGCTACTAATCCATCAACGCTAGCGGCGCAAGCTTCACCAGTTTCACTCGATGCTAACGGGTACACCATCAATTGGGGCACTGCTCCAGCGACGGCGAGAAAATTTATTGGGGTAACTTTTGGTGATGCACCAGTGGCCGGTGCATGGAAATTTGTCCAGACCAGATCAACTATTGATGATGTTGCAACCTCGACAACCATCGCCGCTACCTTTGTCGCCAATGTCACGGCAGGGAATTTGATTGTTGTCCATGTTGGGCATGAATCGGCTTCAGGTACTACGGTCACGGTTGCGGATACTCTCAGCAACACCTACACCGAAGTCAATAGCGCTTTCGATTCAGTCAACGGTCAAAAAGGCTGGATGTTTTACGCCAAAAACATCACTGGCGGCGCTTGTACGGTAACTGCCACTATTTCGGTAACCGAAACTGCTCGCCGGATAATAATTGATGAGTACTCGGGCCTGGATACCACCGCACCATTAGACGCCAGCGCGGTGCAATATGAATCAGCTCCCGGAACCGGGACTGATGCGGTAAATTCTACAGCGTTTACTACCAACGCTGCCAACGATCTGGTTGTTGGAGCCACTCAAAATACCTCTCAAGCTACTCCAGGTTCTGGGGTGATTACCGAGGGTACCAATTTTAAAATGCGCGGCAGTGCTGGGACTAGTATTTGTAAAACAGAGTCGAGGAATTTGGCATCTGCTGGATCGGTTGATGCAACCTTTACTCATTCATCTGCCCAGGCGCATATTACCCATGGCGCGGCGTTTAAAGAAGCTAGTACTGGAGTTACGGGTACAGCCACAATTGCAACAGTAAAGTTTGCCGGGCTAGCATCGTCAGCTTCTTTGACTGCTGAATCTGGGACAGTTCAAATAGCTCTTGTTAAGCTTAGTGCTTTAAATGTTACAGCCGATAACACGGTTGAGTCTGGTACTGTCCAAATAGCTTCGGTTAAATTTCAAGTAAATACTGCTTCAGCGGTTAGTGGTGTAACCGGTACTGCTCAAATAGCTTCCATCAAGCTGATTGGATTAGCTGCCACATCAGCTAATACGGTTGAATCTGGAACAGCTCAGATAGCTTCTATCAGGTTTCAAGCAAATCAAGCATCGGCTTCACTTACAGTTGAGTCTGGAACAGCTCAGATAGCTTCTATCAGGTTTAATGCTCTAAATGCCACATCAGCCAATACGGTCGAGTCTGGGACAGTCCAAATAGCTCCCATCAAGCTGATTGGGTTAGATGCTACATCTGCCAATACAGTCGAATCTGGTACGGCTCAAATAGCTTCTATTAAATTAATTGGGTTAGCTGCTACATCAGCCAATACAGTTGAGTCTGGTACAGTTCAGCTTGCTTTAATTAAATTTATTGCTCTGAATGCATCGGCATCAATAGCTAATGCTGGAAATTGCCTTATAGCTTCCATCAAGCTGATTGGGTTAGATGCTACAGCAACCAATACAGTTGAGTCCGGTACTGTCCAGATAGCTTCGGTTAAATTTCAAGCAAACCAAGCATCAGCTTCTAATACGGTTGAGTCTGGTACAGTTCAAATAGCTTCCATCAAGCTGATTGGGTTAGATGCTTCAGCTTCTAGCGTAGTCGAATCTGGGACAGTCCAAATAGCTTCCATCAAGTTCAGTGCCCTGAATGCATCGGCATCAATAGCTAATGCTGGAAATTGCCTTATAGCTTCCGTTAGATTTCAAGCAAATCAAGCATCAGCGGCACTTACGGTTGAATCTGGGACAGTTCAAATAGCTTCTATTAGGTTAATTGGGTTAGATGCTACATCGGCTAACACAGTCGAATCTGGTACTGTCCAGATAGCTCCTATCAGATTTAACGCTTTAGATGCATCGGCGTCGATAGGAAATGCTGGAAATTGTCTTGTAGCTTCTATTAGGTTAATTGCCCTAAATGCTACATCGGCTAATACAGTTGAGTCTGGTACAGTCCAGTTAGCTTCAGTAGAATTAATTTCAAATGTAGCTTCAGCTAGTGTTATTTCTGAAGTTGCAGAATTAACAATCGCATTATTTTCATTTAAAGTATTTCCGGCTTCAGCCCAACTCGAAGTAAAAGCTACTGCTCAAATTGCTAAGATTGCGTTCAAGGCGCTTGATGCTTCAGTTGGTGGTTTGGTACTTTACATAGATAATACTGTTTACATTGATAATTCGATTGAATCTGAAGTTGGAATAAATCAAACTATTGACGATATAATTACAGTTATTTGATTAACCTTTGGAATATGCCAATGGAATATTTTTCATTAACCTTTGGAATATGCCAATGGAATATTTAGATGGATAAAAAATTAAAAATTCATATTGCCGTACCTAATCAAGGTTGGTTGTCGAAGCACGTAACTATTTCCTTGATGGAGATGTTCGCCCAACATCAACAAAAATATGATTTGATGTTTAATTTTATTACCGATTGTCCTATTGATAATTCTCGGAATATCATTTGTCTGGATACGCTTAAAATGGAAGCAGATTATTTGTTGATGATTGATCATGATAATCCGCCACAAAAAAATCCGCTTGAGTTAGTTGCATTAGATAAGGATATTCTTATTTTTCCTACACCGATTTGGACAAGTAAAGTATCTGAAAAGATTCATATTGGCAAAATTCCTATTTATTGGAATGCCATGGATTATTCTCCTGAGAATAACGGTTGGAAAGAGCATCGTCCTAGAAAAGGTTTAACAGAGATTGATGCCGGTGGTACAGGTTGTGTGATGATTGCTAGACGGGTACTTGAAAAGGTTCGACCGTGGTTTATTCGGTTATATGATGAGAACGGTATAGTTACCCATGGATCTGATTATTTGTTTTGTAAACGGGCCAAGGATTTAGGATTTACTGTTTGGGCGCATTATGATTATATTTGCGGACATTATAAGGAATTAAATTTGGCTGAAATTTTGGCACTTCTTACTTACAGAGATATTTCTAATGGAGAAGCTCCAAATATCAATACCAAGGAATATTGGGATGAACAATGGGGTAGTCGAGCTGAAAGAAAATATCCTTGGTTTGATAAGATCAAGGATTTGACAGTAAATAAATCAGTGCTCGATTTTGGTTGTGGTCGTGGCGATTTGATGGAGTATATCAAGGCAACTTCAAAATCTGTTTATGGTATTGATATTTCATCTTCGGCAATTGAAATTGTCCATCAACGTAATATGCCTGGGCATGTTGCAACAGTTGTTACAGATTCAAAATGGGATATAATTGTTTGTACTGAAGTTTTAGAGCATCTCGATAATGATAAAGAAATGCTTGAAAATTTCTTTGAACATACTGATTGCGTGGTTTACACTGTACCTGAAAATTGTCTTCCTCCGGGATTGGAGAAAGAACATAGGAGAGTTTATACGGAGAGGCATATCACGGAAATTACTCCGTTTTTAAAAGAAATCCATGTGATTGATGATTATTATTTGGTTATAGCTTATAGATAGGAGTTTATATGGCCAGTCAATTTTTCGGTATTGCGATCAAAAAGGTTAATGATGGAACAATGGATTGGGATACTCTTTCGGCTATCAGGGCGGTGCTAGTAAAGAGTTCGTATAACACGACAATTAATGCTGATACGCACGATTTTCTTAATGATGTTCCGGCTGGAGATAGGGCATCCAGTACTTTTAAATTGATTGGTTCCAGGGTCGTTACCTTATCGGCAACAGCAAATAAACAATTTTTTGATGGTGTGGCCACACTTACTTACCCGACGGTAACTACTGGTTTGAAGTGCGGTGGTATTGTAGTTTTCAAGTCTTCCGCTGCGCAAACTACTTCGTGCCCAATTTTTTGTTACTGTCAATTTTCAGCTAATGTGACGGCCGATGGTGGTACCGTTACGGTGAATAAACCAACTAATGGGTATTTTCAAGCGAGTTACTAATGGCCGATTCTCTTTTAGTTGTTGGAGATCGTCCAACTTTTAGGGTTATTGTTCGCGATAGCGTTACCAGTCAAGTTGTAAATTTAACTGGCTCTACGGTTAAATTCAGGTTCAAGATTAATATCGCTGTAACAATAGAACAATCGGCAACTATTACCGATGGGCCTAACGGTAAAGCAGAATATGGTGTAGGAGTTGGAGAACTTTCAGCAGCAGGGAATATTTACTATGAATGGTTGGTAATAGACGCTGGAGCTAAAGCTTTTCATCAGAATCGTATTCCGTTTCAAAAAGCGATAAGAGCGGTACTTTAATAGGAGAAACATGAAGACTAAAAATCAAAATGAAGATTTTGATGATTTTGACGAGCCGCTTCCGAAGAAAGAATTATCTTTGGAAGATATGAATCGTTTGGCAATTTCTTCCGGTGGAGTTGCTGAGTTTCCGAACAGTACTATTTCTGGTGTATTGGAAGTTCCTAAGCAACTTGTGCACGAATGTTCCGTACCTGTAGTAGCCAATATAAATAATGAGCTTCTTCAAGATCAAATAAATAAAATCGCTGTAACAACTAAAGAAGAAATATTCCAACGGAATATTCCAAAGGTTAATGATGATATCATTAAACGATGGCTTGATTTAAAACCGAATGATGAGGTTGAGGCTACAATTAAGGGCACGGTAGTTGCGGTATACAAGAAAAATAATCCTTATCCTACCTTATTGCTTCGTACTAGAGGTGGTTTGAAGCATCTTTACCCAGATGATGAAGCAGTGATTTTACGGCGTCTTCCTAAAAAATCTGGATAATTCTTAAAATTTTTGTTGACTATTGGTTCTCTCTGTGGTATAACCGTTTCATGAATTCAGATTGGATTGGTTTTCAGATTGCCTTTAAAAAGCTTAGATGTGACAAAAATGTTACTCTCGAACAACTTGCTGGGATGATCGGTGTATCGAAAAATTTAATTTGGCGATTAGAAAGTTCGGAGGTGCCACCATCGTTAAAACTTCTTAAACATGTTTGTGAAGTGTTTACTTTAGATTATGTCGCAGCTAAAAAAGCTGTGTATAAACATAAGATGAATCTCTTGGAGAAAAAATTTAAATAGGAGAATTATGCCAGTTGAACTTGCTACGGAAATTGTTGAGTTAGCGATTAAAGATTTGGTTTGTGCTTATCCGGATAGAACAGAAGAGGATATGACGAAGATTGGATTCCTAGCTAATTCGTTTAAGTTGCATGGGCAATTCGATCCGATCAGGGTAATTGAGGATGGGGACGCAAAGTATAAAGTGATTCAAGGTAAACGGCGTGTAGCGGCTGCTAGACAAATTGGTATGAAAGAGATTAAAGCCATTATTGTTGATCTGAAGGACATCAAGGATTCCACGGCTGTCCTTGCCGATAACATGGCTTATGCTCCGCCTAATAAGCTTGCCAGGGCTAAATGGGTTCAAGAGATGCTCGAAGCGAAAGTGTATAAGGATCAGAAGGATATTGCTGCTGCTCTTGGGACAACGCAACCGAACATTTCAAAAATGCTTTCCGAACTTGAGATCAGAGAAGACTTGCCTGAGGAAATCAAGGAAGAGATCGAGGATGAAGAGATTACTGTCGGTGAAGCTGTCAAGGCTACCAAGCTAGCGAAGAAGAAAAAGGCTAAGCCGACGGCCGATGATGTTTCTGATGAGATAAAGGAAAGTAAGAAAAATAAGTTTGTCAAGATTCATCGTTCTGCACTTATTCCAGAGAATGCTAAAGGTCCGATTGATACAATCAAGGTTCTTGTTGGCAAAGAAGTATCTGAGATTACTTTCGTGCTCAAGAATAAGGGTCTAGTTAAAAATGGAATTCTCAAGCGTTGTGAAGAAGAACTAGCTTTGATTGGAGATGATGAACTTGCAGCAGCCATTGACAGACAGTGGAAGCAGTCTTTTTAATTGGGCAAAACTCTATTCCGATTTAGATAAAGTAGCAAAGACGATAAAACAACCGGAAGATACTCTCGATTCTTTCGGCGATGCACTTATTAGTTGTAGGAAAGCGGAGAATTGTCTTACTAGTGTTTATATCAAAATGTCATCGCATTTGGTTCTAGCTAAACAAGTTTTAAAGGAATGCGATTTGAAATTTAAGATCCGAGATAAGCATGGTGATGACTGCGATGTAGAGTTGGAAGCTAAATCGGAAGCTAAACAACGGGTTGATTCGATTACTATTTTTATTGATTGTGTCAATAAGCTTCTTTCGGTAGTGAAACATACGCGAGAGGATATTGGCAGGCGTATCAAGCTTTTGGATATCCAGAAGGATATCAAGGAAATTTAATAGGAGAAACATTATGTCAGATGATGATTATGGTGGTCAAGGTTATGAGTGGAGCGATGAAAAGTTCAAGGCAATGTCATCTCGGTATTCCAATTGGTATCGGGCCAAATATGGGTATAGGGATATCATTCGTATTGCCGATAGGTCTTTTCCTATTTGGGTGCATAACTATATCGTCAATAAACGCTTCATGTCGATGATTTGTACCGAGCGTAAAAAGGGGGATAAATGCCCAGTTTGTGAGATGCAACATAAGCTTGAAGAGCATAAGCGTTCTCTTATGTTTGCGACTTCTGTTTTGCATCTTTATCGACAAGCCCCTGAAGGTAACCCGAAGTTTATCGGTAAGCTTTTGGCTTGGCGTTTCGGGGATGATAAGAAGATTCAGCTTCTTGAAGAGAATGAGTTGTGCGGCGGTAATTTGATGAAGATTAATCTGAGTGTCAAGATTCTTGTTGGAGATGATAAAGATTCCGCTACCGCAGAAAAATTTCAGAAGCTTCGTATTCAAAAGTACGATACCGCGATCAAGGTGAATATGAATCAAGTTGCCAAGGAACTTTCGGCTGAGAATAAAGAACTTATCCGTAAGTTATATCTTCCTTCGTACGAAGACATTGCTAAATGGTTTAAAAAAGAAGATGAAGAAACTTCGTTTGAGACGGAAAATTTTACTGAGAATAAAGAAGAATTATCCGCCGATGACTTTGAAGAAAAACCAAAGGTTAAAGTTGAAGAAAAACCAAAGAGTAATAAAGGAAGACCAAAGAAAGAACAGTCCTTAGAATCGAGTGAAGATACTGTCGCAGCCGATGAGAAGTCCGATAATGAAGTTAATCCATTCGAAAATTTCGAGTAATATTCCATTGGAATATTCCAAAGGTTAATGGCAAGTTCGACTTGGAAATCGTTTGAGCGAGAAGTCGCTAAATTATTCGGTGGGCAACGAGTACCCCTTTCTGGGAGGAATTCGAAGCATGATACTGCTGCTGATGTGATGAATATCTCCTGGTTCAAGGAACTCTTTGTAGAGTGTAAGCGTGATAAGAAGTACTTGCCTTTCTTAAAAAAGATAAAATATTATGATGCGATCAATGCATTTGGTATTTGTAACTTTTGTTTCGAGAATAGATATTTTCTTTATGTTTATGAGTTGACCGCTCTTTTTAATGATCTTTTCAAGTATAAAAAACTTTTTAATATCTCGCTTATCAAGCGTAATTGTCCTACCGTCAAGTTGTTTTTTAGATCTGTAGCGCTAGCGGCTGTAGAAGGAAAATCTAGTACACTCATTTGTTTCAGATATCATAATCGAAAAGGTATTTTTGCTTTATCTACTAGGGATACGTATTCTAAATTGGTAAGAAAAATCAGGGAAAGAGATGGAAAAGCAATCGTATCAACAAGTGCTGAATTATCTGAAGAAGAAGGGGATGTTCTGTATCGGTAAAGTCGATATAGAGCGTATCAAGACTGGTATTGTTGGTGTTGATTACTTGATGGGTGGTGGTGTACCAGAGGGGCGTATCGTTGAGGTCTACGGGGATATCCAAGCAGGCAAGACAACCTTTGCCATTGAGGTCGCCAAGGCCTTCCAGCAGCTTGGTAGTAGGGTTGTTTACCTGGACTTTGAGCACTCTGTTGATCTAGCCTATGCACGGTCTATTGGGCTAAATTTGGATGACATTTTATTTGATCAACCGTTTTCTTTAGAACTAGGTATTGATGCTGCTTTATCCTTGATCAAGACCGGTAAAGTAGGATTACTTATTGTCGATTCAGTAGCAGCGATGGTCCCTGAAGCTGAGTTGAAAGGCGACATGGGGGATTCGACTGTTGCTCTTCAAGCTAGACAAATGGGTAAAATGTTCCGTAAGCTTACAGGGCTTTTAAAGAAAAAGAAATGTACGGCATTATTTCTTAACCAACTCCGGCAGAATATTGGTTATGATTCCATGTACAATAAGACCTTTACCCCAGGTGGTAAGGCACTCAAGTTTTATGCTTCGGTGAGACTTGAAATGAGATTGGTTTCTAAAGAAGAAGATGGTTCCTCGGTTCATCGGATGACACTCAAGAAGCAAAAGACTGGACCGCTTATGAGCGGTACGATTGAGTTTGCCATAGATAAATTAGGTATCCGTAGATTGGATCATTTGATCCGTTGTCTTGAGAATCTTCAGGTGGTTAAAAAGACTGAGGCAGGTAAGTACATCGATGCAAATTCAAAAGAATTGCTTGCCGGTAATACTGAGGATTTTATCCAATTCTTGGATGAGAATTCCAAGAAGCGTGAAATTCTGATTTCTAAATTATTTAAAATCTGGAATAAGCAACTGCTTTTTGTATGATCGAAGCCAGGATAAATAAAGATAAGATGGTATTTATTAAAGGTCTCACTCAAGATCCTGGATTATCGTTTCTTAAAAAATCGAAGAAATCAGATTGGTATTACAGCTCTTTTTATTGGCTCGATGATATTAGAAAATCTTTGAATATTTCTATTTCTATTCCTGAGTTAGCCCCCTTCGAGAAGAAATTCCTTTCCACAACTCGAATTCTTCAGGAGGGGGCTGTTTATTCTACTGATGTGTTCGATAAGATGTTTGCAATCCCATTATGGGAAAGTCAGAAGCATGCCGCTTCGGTAATGGCTTATGCTGGCAGATTTATTATCCTAGATTTATGTGGGCTCGGAAAATCAGCTTCGACTCTCGGCGCACTGATGATTTTATTTGCCAAGCAAAAGATTAAAAATGTTTTGATTGTGACGACTGCTTCAACGATTTATCAGTGGAAGCTTGAAATCAGAAAATTTCTTAAAGAAGAATATCATAGCTTATACCCGATTCAGATTATTGAAGGATCTAGAGCTGAAAGAATTCAAGCGTTGAGCAATCTTCAAGCTATAAATATTATCGGTTATGAGTCTCTAGTTAGAACCTTTCCGTTTGAGTTTTCCCCAGCTCTTGATTGTGTTGTTACCGATGAACAATGGAAGATCAAGAATTGGAAAACTAAAACTTGGAGAACACTCAAACAAATATTTCGAGATACTCTATATCGTTTTGGATTGAATGCTTCGCCAATCGGCAATAATTATACTGAGTTATTCGGTCCTGTTGATCTTATTGATCCGGCTATTTTTGTTTCATGGAGAAATTTTAAAGATCGTTATTGTGTTACATCCATGGCGCAATATCCAATCATCAAGCGGGGTAAATTTGCTGGTATGACCAGGCCTATTTTACAGATTACTGGGTATAAGAATATTAATGATCTGAAAAGACGTATGGCAAGTTTTTCATTACGTCGTATTCCAAAACAAATGGGTTGGAAAACACCTCAATTAGTTACGACTAATAGGTGGGTTGAATTATCTAAAGAGCAACGATGTGCTTATAACAGTATAAGAAATAGCCGAGAGTTAGATGGTTTGGCCAAGATAGTTCGGACTAAAATAGTATGTTTATTCGATTCTTCTAATCCAATCGATAACACTGTGAAATTTATCGAGTTAAAGAGTTTTGTGCTCAATGAAGTTCCAGATGAGAAGATAGTTGTATTTAGCGAATCGAAAATGTATTTAGAAGCCGTATTTAATTATCTTTATAAGTTAGGTGTTAAAACAAGAATTATTTCTAGTGAAGTGACGAATAAAGATCGTGAACGAATAAAAGGGGAATTTTCTGAAACTTCTAACGTAAGGGTTCTTTTATGTACGGCTGCTGGAGAGACCGGTCTGAATTTACAGGCTGCAAATATAGTAGTCAATCTAGATCTACCTTATAATGCGGAACGGTTGAAGCAACGTATTGGTCGAGTACGTCCTTATTTAGGAGGCGAGGGTCGAAGGATATTAGTAGTTAATATTTTGGCCAGGAATACCATAGAGGAGAAGGTTATCGAAAAAATCCAATACAAAGTAAATCTTTTTTCTAAGTTATTTGGCCAAGATCAAATTGATCTTGGTGATATGTTTAAACCGGAAGAGCTGATTAAATTGTTATAACAGAAAAAAATATGTTGCTAGAAAATAACCTTGTTAACACTATTATTCATGGTAATTGTTCAGATATTATGCAACAAATGTCGCCTGATTGTATTGACTTGGTAATGACTGATCCGCCTTATCGTAAAGAGTTTCTACATACATATAAATATTTAGCTAATGAATGCCCAAGGATCATGAGAAGGGGAGCATCGCTTCTTGCAATAGCGGGTCATTTTGCTATTCCACAGATTATTAAATATTTTGATGGAAAACTTAAATATAGATGGATCATATGCATGAATCAATTCGAAGGATCTCATTCTAGAATGGCTATGGGCATCGAAGTTATGTGGAAGCCGATCCTTTGGTATGTTAAAGAATCTTATCCGGCTGGTCGTGGGTTCCTGCGAGATGGTATTAAGATTGAAGGTAAAGCGGGACAGAAAAAAGCTAATCATGAGTGGGAGCAGGACTTGGATTGGTGTCTATATTATATTGAGAAATTGACCGTTCCCGGAGATGTCGTCCTTGATCCTTTTATTGGTTCAGGTACTGTTGCTGTAGCTTGTAAAAAACTTAATCGAAGCTTCATAGGTATTGAGATAGACGAAAAATATTGTGAAATAGCAAGAAATCGTATCAATTCAATATAGGAAATATATTCAAGAAAGAAAAAATAATTGATGTTGTTATAGACACGTGCCCGCATTATTTTGCGGTGTAAGCCATGAGAGCAATATCCATGGAAGAGGGCACCCTCTTCTTTCCATTTCATTTCAAGCACTTGGTCTATCGGTGGCCCGACTGGATCAAACCAGGAAGCCGATAGATTTATTCCATTGGCATATTCCAAAGGTTAATAGGAGAAATAATGTCGGATAAGTCTGTTGGCCAAGCATCGAACCAAATATTTCCTTTACCGGCTATTTTAGGTTGTATTTTTATTACTCTTAAATTATGCGATGTTATAGATTGGTCTTGGTGGTGGGTATTATCTCCATTTTGGATAACATTTATATTCATGATATTAGTAGTTGTTGTATCGCTTATTTATTTTGTTTATAAAGAACTTAAAAATAAATGAATACTAAGCATATTCATACAACTATTGATCATGTAGATGATTTAAAAGATATATTGAATGTTATTTCAAATCAATCTATTGTTAGTTTTGATTTAGAAACAGAAGGGTTAATTTGGTGGGGTGATAATAAAATAGTAGGTATTGGATTAGGGTATTACGATAAATTAAATACTATCTATACATATTACTTACCGTTATTACATAGAAAAAAATTATCTTCTAAGAATTTATCTCAAGAAAATTTAAACTATAAAGAAACTTTAGAACTATTATCTAAAGTAATGAGTAATAGTAGTATTTATAAAGTAGGGGCTAATATTAAATTCGATGCACATTTTATCGAAGCTGCTGGTTATAAATTACAACCACTCCATGATGTGCAGGTAATGGCCAGGTTGCTTCGGACCGATTATATAACAGTTGGATTGGATAAATTGGTTGAAAAAGAATTCGATTCCAAACATGAGGAATGGCAGGAATTACAAGCATGGGGAAGGAAAGCTAAAGTAAGTATTACCCAGAAAGAAGTAGAGGAATATGCTTTTGCCAAAGCTCCTATAGATATTGTGTCAAGGTATTGTGGTAAGGATGTGTATTGGACTCTTAGATTATTTCTCAAGTATGTCAAGGAATTGAATCATCCGAAAAATAAGCCGTTACTTAACCTCTATAAGTTTGTCGAGAAACCATTAATCGAAGCCGTCAAGGTAATGGAAACTAATGGTATTCGACTCGATATCGGGTATCTTCAATCTGTATCTCCTTTACTTGAAGAAGAAATTAGAAATTTAGAACAAAAAATTTACGATAAGGCAGGTAAAGTTTTTAATGTCAATTCGAATTTGGCCCTTAAAGAATTGTTCAAATCTATCGGTCTTAAACCTGAATTCAGACGAAGAAAAAAACTGGATGGAACAAGAGAAGAAACACCGTCTTATGATGGAACAACTCTTGAGCACGCTCAAGATTCCTTCCCGATTGTTAAAGATATCCTTGAGTACAGGGACAGAGTTAAGATCCTTGGAACCTATGTTAAACCGCTACTTGCTGCCGGAGAATTTACTCATCCATCAATAAAGGCTGAAGCAGCTCGTACAGGGCGTATGTCAATGGGTATTTTTAATACACTCAAGCGAGTGGATAAGGATGATGAAAAAGATTCCTACACTATTCGTAAAGCTATTATTCCACTAGGCGATGATTGCCAACTTGTTTCAATAGATTACGGGGGCATCGAATACAGATTGTTAGCTCATTTTTCTAATGAACCGGCACTCGTTAAGTTATTTAATGAGGGAGGGGATTTTCATCAGTATATTGCGGATTTACTTGGGGTCAAACGTTCCGTCGGAAAAACTTTTAATTTTGCCAAATTATACGGCGCATCGGCTGCTTCTCTTTCGGCTAAATTAAAGATTTCTTTAGCTAAAGTCAAAAAGATTATTGCCGAGTATGAAATTAAATTTCCTAATGTTCCTGAGTTTATTTCAAAGGTAACTGGGTATTGTATTCAACATGGAGGTATTCGCAATCCTTTTGGTAGATGGAGAACTATACCGAAGTCGTTAGCTTATATCGCTACAAATTCGCTGATTCAATCGACAGCAGCGGATATTCTTAAGATAGCGATAAACAGAGCACATAAATTTCTTGTTGATAAACAGTCTAAGTTACTTTTTCCAGTTCACGATGAATTAGTTATTAATTGGCATAAATGCGATGGGGATATCATTACCCCGATCATTCAACGTATGGAGGGATTCGTCCTCGATAATAAACCGATGTTCAGAGTGCCGATTACCGTTTCGGTTGGCGTATGTAATGGTAGTTGGGCAAATAAAAAAGAAGTAGGATTCAAGGAAATGCTTGAGATATTCTGCACTGGAATAGAGAGGAGATACGATTCAAATGTGCCCTTATTGCCATGGCAGAAAGCATGTGTTGATGAAAGGGAAGTGGATAGCTTGTGGGTGCATAAAGATACTTCGTTTTAAGGAATTAATGAGAGAATGTAGGATACCTGAAGTGTTATGGAAATCGAAGTACATAGTTACTGGATTAGTGTCGAAGTTACGGGATGGAACGGTTTTATTAATTTCAGGAGATACAGGACTAAAAAGATGGAAAATTGCCATTTCAATTTTGAAGGTATTTTTTAAACGTGATGAATCTATTTTTGCTATCCGTCTTTCAGATTTTATTCAAGCCCATTTCGAGGATGATCAATTAAAGAATATTGCCTGTACAGTCGATTGTTTATGGATGACTTTAGATTTTGTTAAAGGCCATAAATGGAATGTTCCGTTGCTTAATGAATTGCTGCACGATAGATCCGATAAGGTAACGATCCTTACAGCTCAAAACGATTTGAAATTGAATGTTCCTTTCAAGGTAATACATCTATGAATAGTGAAGTAATTATCATTAGAAGAATGCTTGATGACAAGTCTTCCAGGGATAAGGCTAAAACTATTCTTCTTCCTGAGCATTTTATTTCTCATGGGTATCGTTATCTGTTTAATTTTATTTGTGGTCTTAATGGCGTTAAAGGGGCGATAACTCTTACCCAACTCAAGGCAAGGCTCGATAATATCCCTTTAAAAGATGCGGCTAGAGAGATTATTTATCGGATATTCGGTGATTTGGCTAATACTGGAACTGTCCTTGAAACTGATTTTGATTATGCCCTTACTTCGATTTCTTATGAATCTAGAAGAGAATATCTCTATAAGCAACTTGAGTATGTCGGCGAGGCACTTTCAAGAAATCAGATTGATTCAGCAGAAGAACTCTTAAAGTCTATTTCTTCCGGTACTTCTCGTTTAGCTATTTCAACTGAATCTACTTTCAATTTACGGGATCTTTCTAAATTTGAACCTGATAAGCAATCGACTCGATTCAGAACGGGAATAACCAAGATAGATACGCTTACAGGAGGTGGTAGAGCCGGTGAACTTTGGCTATGGGCAGCTTATACAGGAGAATTCAAATCGACTGCTTTGATTGCTATTCTTCATGCGTCTCTCCTGGATAAACGCAATGTTCTTTTTGCTTCATGCGAGATGGATAAGGATGAAGTACAGCGGAGATTATTTGTCAAGCACGCTCTTTATATGGGTATTGAAATTCTTTTCGATGATGTTGCCTATCGAGGTATTCCAGAAGATAAAAAAGAATTGTTCGCGAATATTAAAAATGATTTAGAAATGAATCCTGCTTACGGAAAGCTTAGGCTTTGGATACCTAACAGGAGAGCTACTATCAATGAGGTAGCACGACAATTGGACTTGTCGATTAGGGAAATAGATACTGAAATACTTATTTTGGACTATATCCAAAAAATAAAAGCTGAGAGGCATAGAAAGGAATATCATGTCGAAGTCTCGGAATTGCTCGAAGCTTGTAAAAATCTTGCCATGGAGTCTAAATCCGGTAAGGGAGTCTGGATTGTTTCTGGATACCAAACAAGTCGAGATGGCCGTAAAAAGGCTGAAGAGAAAGGGCATTACGACTTATGGGCTTTATCTGGGTCATCTGGATCAGAGCAAGCAGCAAATGTGGTGTGTTGGTCGTTATACACCGATAAAATGCGTAAAACCAAGGAAGTTAAAATAGGCTTAGCTAAATCCAGGAATTCGTCTATCGAGGGTTCTCAACATTTTATTGCCGTCAATCCTTCAATAGGGTTGTTCTCATCTAACCCAGTAAGAGAGGAGGTTGTGTTTGATGATGATGTAGTATCTGAAGAAGATTTTGATGCTTTGAGTTAAAATATTCCATTGGAATATTCCAAAGGTTAATAGGAGAAACATGACTAACGCTGAAAAAGTTGTTGCAAAAGTAGAAAAAATTAAAGCTGAATATCCGACATTGACTACCGGAGAATGTTGTGTTAAAGCGAAGATTTCTTCGGCTTGGTACTACCGATGTCGTAAGGAAATTAAGCGGAAAAAGAAGTTGGGGATTACTGGAGTTCCTTTGTCTAATTTTATCGGTACAACTACTCCGATAATCTCATCGCATTTCAATGAACCCGCATATACCATCAGTGACATGACTAAATTACAAGATGAGAATAAACAGCTAAAAAATAACTGTGAAAATTGGCAGGCAAGGTACGATCTTTTAGAAACTGAAAATAATCGGCTAAAAGATATTATCATTAAATTATCTGAAAGGATGTTTTACCCATCATGAGTTTAATTGAATCTAAAATCAAGTTAGAGCAATTGGTAAATCATTTAGGGTTCAAGCCTAATCATGCTGGGTTCATATCTTGTCCTGGACATTCAGATAGAACTCCATCGCTCAAACTTTATTTTACCGATAATAGATTTAAATGCTATCAATGTGGTGAAGGCGGTGGAGTAATCCGATTTTACATGCTGTATAAGCGATGTTCTATGAAGGACGCGATTAAAGCATTGATGACTATTTTTAAGTTGTCCAGGTCAGTGCTTATTCTTCGACCTAGAAAAATAGATTCTGTTATCCCTAAAGAGATTCTTGATTCGTGGGAAAGAACTCTTACTAGTCGTGTATGGAGAGTTCTAGATAATCTTCCTCCATGGTTTTTTGAGAATCTTTATAACGATTGGTTGGATCATCTTTGTGAAATTATTGATACTTACTGGCAACTAGCTGAGGAAAGGCAAGATATAAAATATCTCGAACAATGTTCCCAGCATGTCGTTGATTACATCATAAATAAACTTAGATTTTTATTGGAGATACGTTATGGCGAAGAAAGAATTTCATCAATTAGCTCAAGAAATAATTAGGCAATATAGAGATTACCGCAGCAAGCGTCTATCCTACGATGAAGCTTCCAGGGGTATAAAAAAGGAAGAAGATCGTTGTAAAGAAATTATCATGCGAGCTCTCAAAGCTAACATGAAGATCGAACCAGGCCAGTTTGTACCGCTTATCAAAATGGGTAAGCGTTATCCAAGATGGGCCGAAGAATTTAAACGGGCATGTGGTGAGAAAGCCTATGAGGAAATACTTAACTCGACACCATTCAATGAGGAATTAGAAATTATTGAGAATGTAAAAGATGAGCAAATTGATTTTGCGTAATGGACCGTATGACGGGTATGAAACTGAAGTCAATTCGATTAATCTAAAGTATATTATTGTCGATAAACCGGTGGTTATTAGTGGTACCGATACAACACAGCAAGTAATAGAAAAGATTGTTTGTGTACCTTTTTGTGCTTATAAATTCTTGAATGTTATCGATGGTGATTATTACTATGAATGGGTAATTAATTTTGAAAGCTTATCGGAAGAAGAATTGAAAAAATCTATTTATGATTAAAACAACTGAGTTTAAATACGGTTCTTATCCTTTCAAATATCTGAATCCCGTACAATCTGAAGTGTTTCCTCATATCGAGAAGGACTGTAATGTTTCGATAGCGGCCCCGACATCTTCCGGTAAGACCATCGCAGCGGAGCTAATAGCGGCTAAATCTTTATGCGATGGTAAGCGTGTAGCTTATCTTACTCCACTCAAAGCCTTGACCGAGGAGAAGTGCCAGGACTGGTCTAATGGGCATTATTTTCAGAACTATTCAATGATTGTGCTTACAGGAGATTATAAGCTTACTGAGGAGAGAGAAGCATTACTTCAGAAAGCTAAAATAATTGTATCCACCTATGAAATGTTTGCAGTCAGATGTAGACGTTTTTCTATTGAGCGTTCTAAGTATATTAATGAGATCGGTACGCTTATTATTGATGAGGCTCATTTTATTGGTTCTCTTGGTAGGGGTGACCATCTGGAGAATAGCCTTATCCTTTTTACTCGGAGGAATCCTACAGCTCGTATTGTTTTTCTCTCTGCTACAATGGAAAATTACCGGCAATTGGCCGAATGGTTAACCGATCTCAATAAGAAGCCTACTGAGGTTGTTTTCTCAACTTACAGACCATGTAAATTAAATATCTCCTATGAGCCATTCGTCATGCCGTCGTATTACAAACGTTATGAATATCATGCCATATCCGAGCGGCTTATTCTGGATAGGCTACTTGATATCATCACCCGCAATCCAGACGATCAGTGGCTAATATTTGCCCATTCCAAGGCCATTCAAAAGAAAGCCTATGAGTGGTTGGATAATCGTTTCGATAAAATAACGGCTATTCATAATGCCGATCTTGATAAAGATAGTAGGGCTACGATAGAGACTAATTTCAAGGATAAGAAGATCCAATATTTAGTAGCCACATCAACTTTAGCTTATGGTTCGGTTGCTTACGGAACAAAAATTAGTTTGTCGAATGGGGATGTAAAAGAAGTTCAAGATATTCGTCCTGGAGATAATGTTTGGTCGTTTAATGAGCTCACTAAAAAAATTGAGAGCGATAATGTTGTGACTTCGATGGTATATGATCCTACACATGAATTTGAGTTAGAATTGATGGATGGGAGAATAGTTAGAGTTGATTGGAAACATCCTTTTTACGTTAGAACTCCGAACGGTTTAATTGAAAAAATGGCTCAAAATCTACTGGTTGATGATGATGTTGTGCTGCAAGAAGAATTATGTTGACCTACAATGGCCTATGGTCTATGATTATTTTATGGAAGATTTTGTCGAATGTAAAATTTGCGGTTGGAAAGGTAAGCAAATAAGTACTGGGCATTTGGGTATGCATAAAATAAAAATAAAAGAATATAAATTACGTTTTCCAGATGCTGAATTAACGTGTGAATCGACTAAAATTAAATTGAGTATATCGGCTAAAAATAGATTGCCTCAAACAAAAGAGACAATCGAACGTATACGATTATCAATGAGGAAAGTATATGCTAGCCCAGATTTTGAATTACATAGGATTCATTCTAGTGGAAAATTTATCGGTTCTGGAAATCCATTTTATAGAAAAAAACATACAGAAGAAACTAAGAATAGATTGAGTTGTTTAACTAGAGAAAGACTTTTAAACGAATACCGAACTGGAAAAAGAGTATCGCCTTTAAGTTATCTCGGTAACGGTAAAGGAATGAGTCGATTTGAAAAAATTGTCAATGAATTGTTAATTCTGTATGGGTTTATTTATAATTATAAAATACCGTTTAAATTAGGTTGTTATACAGTAGATTTTGCTTTATTAAAAAATAAGTTAGGTATTGAACTTGATTCTAAATTACATTTAAAAAGTAAAATAAGAGATATGAGAAAGGATTTATACCTTAGCGGTCTAGGTTGGAAAATTATAAGAATTTTTTTGGAAAATAATATTTCAAGAATTAATTTAATCTCTAAAATTTTAAGAGTATTGAATGAAAATAAAATCTATAAAAAGACAATTGGCCGGTACGATTCATTACGATCTTCAGATAAATAAAAATCATAATTTTTTTGCTAACGGTATCCTTACGCATAATTGTAATTTGCCAGCTAGAAGAGTGGCTATTCTAGGTACGGATAGAGGTCTTAATGAGGTTGATCCATTAGATATTATTCAAGAGTGTGGTCGAGCTGGTAGGCCTAAGTACGATACGGAAGGTGATGCGACTCTTATTGTCGATGAAGCTAAGTTACCTAGGTGGAGAGATCTTTTAACACGTCCTCCGATAGTGAAATCAACTATCGTTCCTAAAATTGGTTTTCATCTTATTGGCGAGATTGCTGAGAAAAGGGTTACTACAATCAATGAAATATCTTCCTGGTCTAACCGTACGTTAGCTGTCAAGCAGGATTTCTTTTCTTCAACAACGGCAGAATCCATGTTTGAAGAGTTTAGTTTTTATGGATTGATCAAGCCGGATATTACTCAACCGTTAGATTTTGATAATACTGATAAGGATATCCAATATGTTTGCACCTATCTTGGCAAGCTAGCAGCTTATCATTATTTCGATCCACTTGATGTAGTATCGTGGAAGAATAATTTAAAAATCATCATGGATAGGCAGCTTTTACAGGATACTGCGGCTATCGCTTGGGCTATCGCTAATATTAGATCAATGCTTGGTGGATACGTGCCTAAAGATTTAAAGCCTTATTCGAATTCATTCATGGCCTGTACTTCACCTAAACAATTACATTCTATTTCAGAAGGAGCTCTTACTCTTGGTACAGTGCTTTGGATGAGAATGAATGGCGATGAGGAGGTTACTAGAAAATTTTATTCCTTGGTCATTCCTTATATTACCGATGCCAACAGGATTATTTCTTGTATTACTAAAATTTATATTCGTATTTTAAAAGGAAATCCTGGGTATTATTTTGATAAATTGCTTTATCGAATTAAATATGGAGTATCCTGGGAAGAAGCCGATCTTTGTAGGTTGAATGGTATTGGCGCTATTTACTCCAGGGAACTTGTGCTTAATGGAATTAAATCAGTAGAGCAATTCAAGGATAAATCTAATCGAGAGTTGATT